GGTTCTCCTTGCAGGACACAAAAAGAAGACGGGGCACCTCTCCGGGGCCTCCATCTTCCTGTAATCCTGTGGTCTGGTTGTCTTAAAACGGTACAATCAAAAGCATTATGAGCCTTTCTGAAGGAAAAGTAAACATTTATTTCTATTCGTATTGGTTTTATTTTTCAGGTTCTGTCGGTTTTATTTCTCCGGTTCGATCAATCGGTCTTATACCGGTCCCGCTCTCCCACGGCCTCCCTCTCCGAGACCTGCATCCCGTTGACGACGACCAGCTCGTAGACTCGTCGGATGTTGTGCCGGAGCTCCAGCGGGATGGGACGATCGGCGGGCACGGCCTTCAGCTCCTCGAAGGTCCTGGCCACGATGCTACGGACGCGTTGACAGGCCGCGCAGCTCACTTCTTGGCTCGTGCTCTGCACTGCGGGCCGCAGTGACCACAGCTCCCCTCGACCTGCGCGTCGTACCTCGGACACCACATGACTGCCCCCTATAACAGGTAGCCTGCTCGTTGCTCCTGGATCATTTCCACCACGTGCCCCGCGTCCACCTCGGGCTCTGCCCAACACCGGCACTGGATGTCCCAGCCCGGGACGTTCTGAGACCATTCTTTCGGTCGGCTCTTCCACGTCGTCCCGTCGTCGTCGCTGTAGACCGTGTTGTCGTCCCACCGGAACAGCTTTCCGTCCATGTGATAATGGTCGCCGTGCTTCGAGTTGCCAGTCGGTGAGATCCCCACAGGGTTGCCTACGACGCGTTCGTCATGAACGGTCCTCCAGCGGTAGATCTCGATACCCACGGCCTGCTGCCGGGTCTGGTTCAGCTGTGCCGTGAGTTTCGAAGTCTGATCCCTGCTTATCAGCTTGGCTCTCTTGTAGCTGACCCCACCGATGTGCTGTATCTGCTGGAGCAGGGTCCTCCCCTCCGGCAGATCGACGCCCGAGAAGTTGTCCGCCACGGCCTGAGCCACACGGCCAAGATATTCTTGAGGGATGCTGGTGATCAGGTTCGCGGCCCGGAGCCCGGCGGTCTGCAACGCCTCGGCCACGTCGGGTCGTTGGAGCACGGAGGTGACGTCGATGCCCAGGGCCTGGTGCATGGACCTCTGGATGGCGATCGAGACCTCGCGGTCGACGCCGAGCATCCAGGAATCTATGATGTTCTTGGCCGCCCGTGAGTAGGTCGTGTTGGCCAGGTACAGCGCCTCCTCGATCTCGCGAGCGATCGCGGCGGGCGACGCCTTCTGCTGCACCAGTTGCTTGATCCGTTCTGTGGCCGGCCAGAGCACCGACTTCCACAGATCGGAGACAGCACGCCTCAGCCGGGCCTCTTCTCGCCGATTGGGCTTGACTGGGCGAGCCTTGCGGCGGTGGCGCCTGGCGACCTTCTGGAGGTCGGTGTCGGTGGGGAAGCCAGGCACCTAGTGGGTCATCACCCGCAGCTTGTTCGGGTCGGCTGCGGCCGTGGTCGCATTGGTGAAAGTCATGGACGAGATGTTGGTGAACACGTACAGGTCGCGCTCGGCCCCGGCGGCGATGAGCCAGTCGTCACCCTTCCCGTTCAGGTAGACCGACGTGGCCTTGCTGGGGTTGACGGTGATGACCCGCGTGCCCTTGACCGAGACCTTCTTCGACTTGGTCACGTTGTACAGGCTGAAGGACTTGGGGGCGTACTCGGCTCCGATCGCCACGGCGGCCAGCAGACAGGCCGTCAGGATCAGGATGGTGAAGATGGGTATTCTGTTCATTCTGTTCATTCGGTTCTCCTCCTAGAACTTGTATCCGAGCACGAGGAACGTCGTGTCTCGATTTGGCGTACGAAAG